GATAATATAACTGAATAAGGGCCCGAGCTTCCTGAATCAGTTGTAGAATTTTTTACTAAATAAACTTTATCTTGGTCATTTGGACTAATTGTAACTGTGTTACTTGCACCTAAAGCACCAGTAAAAACCAAAACTTTAAAACCACCATCAGATAATGCACCATCTGTAGTTGTCAAAGTATGTGTTGTGCCTGATATTGATATAGAGGCAACACCATTAATTGCCCTATCTATTATATCTAAGTTGTTGTTTGTGGTGGTTCCCCAAGTTCCAGCTTGTTCACCAGAACCTATTTTTTCTATACCACTATTAGATGTATATGTACTAGCCATGTTTACCTCACTATTTCCGTGTATGTCTCTGTGCCACTAGGAGTCACCTCTGTATAAGTTTCTGTACCACTTGGTGTAATCTCTGTATATGTCTCTGTTGTAGCATCAGTTACAACATCTACAAACATTATATCTCCAGAACTAGTTTTTGTAAAATTCAAATCTTGTGAGGATGTACCTACAAAAGTACCTGCACCTGTTGATGTTTGTGTTAAATCGGCACTTAATTCAGATGTTGCTTCTTTTACAATTCTAATGTTTTCTGTAGTTTGTGTTAAGTTACTGCTTACCTCTGCATTTACACTACCACTAATAAATATTCCAGCAGTTGTCTGTGTGTTGTTAAAACTTAACTCTGCAACTCCTGCTAATATACCCACGCCAACAGATGTTTTAGTAGCGATGCCACTCATTTCTGCTACACCAACTTCAAGAACTCCTTGATCGGCTATGGCGTTTTCACAAAAAGCAGTGGCTCCAAACATTAATTGTAGTCCTCGTTTTCTTTTTCTAATTCTTTTCTTAATCTTTTTATTCTATTTTCCAAAGTGCTGATTGTAGTATAAATATGTCCACTGCCACTTGGTCGTATCTCACCCTTTAAACACTCAATTTCATCCATAAGTGCAATTATATGCGTAAGTTTTGAGTTGTGCATTGTGACATTTTGCTTCGTATCTTCGTTATCTGTTACAAGTATTGGTTGTCCAGTTCTCATTAATCTGCCTCCTCTATTGTTAAAGTTCCTGCGTCTACTTGTGCTTTGATGTTTTGATAATCTGTATTTCCTTCATCTATTGGTACTTGTTGTTGAAACTCTCTTCCTTCAATAGTGCAAAAAATATGTGTTACTTTCCCTGTTAACGGGTATTTCCAATATTTAGCGTTTGTTACTTTCATATTAACCTCTATAATTCTGCATCTAATTTTATTGTCATATCAGTATTGTTATCTGCTTCAACTTGAAATATATTTCCAGAAGTAAGGTCAGCACCACTTCTTGTAACATTTATTGCAAATCTACTAAAATCGTCAAAGGTTTCTGCCGCTGCATTTGTTCCTGTAGTTCCTCCTGATGAAAGTCCTGCCACTCCAACATCAGAGTTTGCAGAAACAGAGCCAGTGGGATTTGCTCTCATAGGAACTGGTACTGGATATGTAGCAGTTGTATTAGATGTGTCATATGCTCTACCATGACCTATTTTCATGAAACTTGTTGCGGCTTTCATTTGATAATAATAACGATAGCAAAGCTGTCTCTCTTCTCCAAATGACCTATGCTCAAATGGTGTGGCTTGAGAGCCGACTTCCCATTGAACTCCAGCAATATAAAACTCGTTGCTTGTACTAGAAAAAATTGAGTCAATGCCAACTGCTCTGTTTGCTTGAGTTCTTGATGCCCAAGTTGTTTGTAAAGTTCCACTTGTATAGTCTGATCCTGCATGAAGAAACCAACTCACATCTAGAGAACACGCATTATCTTGATCTAAAGCTCCTGTGGTATCTCCATCAATAATAAACTCATATTTTGCCCAAGATGTTGTGAGTGTAAATAGTTTACATATATGTCTATCGTTATCTCTATCTCTTATTTCAACCACAATATCTGTTGCACTACCTACAACTTTAGCATAGAAACATAGCACCGTTTTCTTAGCACTACTTGTTCCTTTATATAAATGTTGTAAGTCTTGCCCTTCAAATTTTTGTCTTAAAATTAAAGCCTCACCAGATGCAATAGATGTATCAGCAGTAGTGCAATTAATAACTAAACCATAATTAAAACCATCTGGATCACCTGCTGTTCTGTTCTGTGTATAACGACCTGCCGAAGTTGCACCTATAACTGTCTGCCATCTATCAGCAGTAAAATATCCACTAGCAGTTCCTAGTCCAGTTTCTGAAGTGCTTCTTTGCCAACATTGAAAATTTCCATTGTACATCATATTACGTCTACCAGATAACTGACTATTAGTTATAACTTCACCCATCTTTGCTAATTCTGCTGCTTTGGTCATTAGCTTATCCTATCTTGTTTTCATCATCTCTTTGTTTTCTTGTTTTGTAATCTGATCTTGCGGTTACTAGTGCAACAAAATCGTCTTTATTAGATGGTATAGGGTCTGTAAAACTTTCATCTGCCATTAATCTAGATGTCCATTCTTGTTGAAATCTCTTCCAACAATTATTTATTTTACCTGCTATTGCATCATCAACCCAAGCATCTATACCTGCATTATCCGATATATCATTATATAAATCATTAGACAGAATTTTTTGTTGAACATCTGTCAGTGTTATTGTTTTTGTATGGTTTGCCATATTTTTGTCCTATCCTATTAACATTCCAAAAAATTTATGTTGCGATGATAAAATGTCTACTACTTTTGAACCATTACCATTTACATATAATGTTACATGAGCAGTGTCATTAGCATCCATGTCACATATTGCACTAAAAACTATATTACCATTCACCCCTACATTTGCATGATTATACGGATTAAAATTATTATTATAAGTTCTGTTAGACGTAGATAAAGCATGAACTCCAGAAGTTGAAGCACTTGTGACCCCAGAATAACAAAGTGTATATCCTAAATAATATTTACCTGTCACGGGAGCAGTAAATTTACCTCTGTTCGTTCCGTCATCATGATTAAAATCATCGTTGACATCAAAAGTCTCTGTATAAGCAACATTTGTAAGAGATGCTGTAGTGGCATCTCCTGTTATATTATTTATATCAGATGAAGGTGCTGCTTGGAAAGCAGATTGACTCGGTTTGGTTACATGACCATTGGAATCAACAGTTATTCTTGATGCACCTGCTGTATTATCATAGACGAAAAATTCACCACTACTATTCTGCGACCTTATTTGATATGACCTGCCTGAATTACTTGTTGATGTAAGTGTTAGAACTGTATCAGCACTATCTTGTGTTTGTAGATATTCACCACCAACCACATTTAAACTTGTTGATGGACTTGCAGTTCCTATGCCTACACGATTATTTGAGCTATCTACTTTTAATGTAGATGTATCAAATGCAACATCTCCTGATACACCACCTGCTAACGTAACTGCACCATCAAACGTACCACCATCTGCTTTACTAACAGTATCTGCTACACTGAACACATCATAAACAACAACTTCTATTAAATCATTTAATGATGCACCTTGAGCTAAGACAATAGCTGTACCACTTGTAGATGTATAATCTGCTTCTCCTAACTTTACACCATTTTGAAATACATCAACAAATGTGCTGTCTTTGTAGCTTAAAGTTATACCCTCTGCACCAGCACCACTAAAGCTAGTCTGACTTGCCGTGGCAGTGTATGTATGTTTTTTTCTGACTCCATTAAAAGGGCTGACTCCTATATATGGCATTACGCTAAATCTCCTACCGCAGAAGCATTTGCATTACCTTTATCTCGTAAAGCACCATTTTCAACGGTTCTTAATTGTGTTGTGCTTGTTGCTTGACTTACTGTGTATTCTGTAGAGTCATTATTTGTTAATTCAGCTTGGTGCATTACAGAAACACAATAATTTGCATTATTCATATTACTTGAATATGTCGGATCAAATCTACCTGTCTCAACATCATTTACTGAGCTAACATTAAAACTGTCTAGATTCTGTGAGCCTGACCCTGCGTCTTGACTGTATTTTATCCACCATTTACAAAGTCCTTGTATAATACTAGTTGTCGCAGCCCCACCATCAGAAGTGGCTACTGCGTTAGTGCCAACCGTGTGAACTCCAGTTACAACTAAAGTTCCTGCTAAAGTAACTCCTTCACTTGATGTAGCAGTTAAAAATGTAGCATCACTGGCATTTGATATGCCTTGCACACCCTCGCCTATAACTTTGGTTAACGCCATTTGGCTCTCCTATGCGTAAGGACTATCGCCTAACAAATCTTTATCCCATGCAGCTTTCAACTTAGCTATTGTATCTGCACTTGATATAGCACTTGCTGCTGGTGCATCTCTTAACTTTTTCTTAGTTGCTGCACTTGCAGTTTGTGCAGAACTATCTCCAGCCTCTAATGCTTTCATATAGACTACATCTTCTGCTGCTAATAACGGAGTTCTAACTTCTCTAATTTTATCTTGAAAAATCTTTTTAGATTCAGCTAAATCTTCTGTTATGGTTTTACCAGATAATGTCCAAGCATTTCTGAAATGTCTATCTGATGGCACAGTTGCATCTGATGCTGCAATAGTATTACCATCTTTATCTACTATGTTTGTTGTTGCCATTTAAGCCACCTCATCTTTCTGTATGGTTAGTTCTTCATTAATTTTCCAAGCATTTCGCCATACTCTAGTGCTAGGAAGTTGTTCTTTTCTACATATAATTAATCTAGGCTTGTTGCCTTTATCCCAGTTTCTCCACACCTTTTGTGGTATATCTTTCATAATTAAATACTCTATAGCTCTTTCTTCTGTCATTGCTTCTATTGGTTTTGTGTTATGTAACAAATATCCTCTTGTATGTTTTTTAAAATCTGGCTTTGCTTCATCCTTTGCTAACTCCCAATATACCTCAACTGGTGGTAATATTCCACCCTGTAATGCACAAGCCATCCAATTTGGATCAGGGTGTGTAACTTTTGCTGGTGCATCTAAGTCATCTGGGTCTTCCCATACAACACAATATTCTGTTCTTACTGGCTCTAACTTTTCTTTTGCCCAACATAATCTATCCCAAAGATGTGTGCCTTGAAATTCTGGTGTTTTTATTGTCATGCTAAATCTCCTAAAACAGTTGAACAGTTTAATCCACCATCTTGTTGTGCTCCATCATCTCCAATAGGTTGTATTCCATAAGAATTAGTTGCTTGTGCTCTTATTTGTGCAAACTGTCTGTCTCCACCTGTTGTAAAGGCTTGAACTTCACTACTGGTATTACCATTATTTGAATAAAGGTAAGCGTTGTTGTCTGTACTCATAGCGTTAGTAAGTGTGATTGTATATTGACCTGTTCCATTATCTGTAGCACTTGCAGTATTAAAAGAATCACGAAACGTTGTGCCACTACCTGCATAGTTTGACCATTGTTTAGGAATACCATTAAAAATATAACTCGTATCAATAGACTTTGCTGTACCAGTATTAACTTGATCAGATGTCGTTAATGTATCAAATGCTATTGTTCCGTTTGCCATTATGAAAGGTCTCCTAAAAATGATATATTCACATGGGCATCATCAAAAACTCCGTTTGCATCACTTCTATTTTTTACTTGATTTGCAGATGTAGATAGAGTTCCTTCTGCTAATGCTGTTATTCTACCATCTCCAGAAGCACTACTATTACCCCCACCCTGACAACAATAATTTACTGCACTGAAGTTGTTTGTTCGAGTGATTGTATAATCTCCGTTTCCATTATCTGTTAGTGAAGCGTTGTTAAATGAATCTCTTGCAGAAGGAGTATCTCCGTCAATATTTACCCAATGCTTACTTAAACCTTGTTGAACACTTGTCTGATTACTACCCTCACCCCTAATAGTCAAAGAGTTCGCACTAGCACTAACTACAGGTGTTGAGCCTATAGTTAAAGTTGTTGCAGTAGACTTACCAGTTAATGTATCAACAATGAGTGTACTCATGCTAAATCTCCGTGTACAACAGATATTGCAGTATTTGTATCTGCCCTAGTTGCTGTGCCATTATTTAAACTATTTACTTGATGATGAGTTGTAGCATTATCAGAATATCTATTACCAATTTGTTGATCACTATCTCTAGAGCCATTTGTAGTAACCATAAAAAATTGTGCGTTCATATTATTTGTATATGTCTGTTTATACTGCCCTGTTCCAACATCTGAAACGGAACTTGCATTAAATGAATCTCTTATAGTGTCATTAGTGCCATCAAAATGGTTAAAACCTTTTGCTAATCCTTGAACTAAATTTTGTGTGACTCCTGTAGTATTGTCTGACTCATAAACTGAAGTAGCTCCTACTCTTATATCAGTACCAAGAGTGCCACCAGTTTTTCGTATTGTATCTACAAATATACTACTCATAAAATCACTAGCCTTCCACCATCGTTAACAGTAATAGTTTTATTACTTGCTACAGTTAGTGGACCTGTAACATTAGCGTTTTCTGTCGCAGTTATTGTAATATCATCTGATAGAGTTTGCACATTAGTTCTGAATATACCACTGGCTTTGTATGTACCACTTATTTCAACTGGTGGTGTTACTGTGCCAATCGTTCTAAACAAATAATATACAAAAATATTATTACCAGAATTATTAGATGGTGCAGCAGTGAATGTTAAAGTTGTACCACTTGATACTGCATAAGCAACTGATGGCTCTTGTATAACGCCATCTACAGATACCAAAATATCTTCATCAGATCCTACTGCGTGTTCTAACGTAAATGCAGTTGTTGACCCATCACCAGAAAACTGAGTAGCCGCTTTAGGTGACACAAATCTATTAGATGGTGGATTACCAATGTATGCCATCTTATGTAATCTCCATGATGCTTAATGCTCCTGAAAGTTTATCAGCTACCGAGCAAGAAATTGTTATAGCATCAGTTGGTTGTAATACTACTTTCCCACCTGATAATATTTCTAAACTTGAACCTACTGGTATTGGTGCGTTATTTAATAGTACAGCAGTGGTGTTAGCATTACTGCTTCCACTACCTGTTCCTGCTCCTATGTTGTTTGTTTGACTAGCAGAAGAAGTGGCATCACCTGAAGTATCAGACTCAAGAAGAACTTTAGCTGTTACTTGAGCAGTATGTATATTTGTTAATATGAGTCCTATAATCACAGTAGTTGTACTAGCAGGTGTAGTATACACATGATACTCTTGTCCTGATGATATATTATTAGGTTCTGCTGCGAATGTTAATACTCTAAATGTATTTGCCATAATATTATCCTAACGCTATTGCTAAAGCTGTTGCCTCATCTGATGCCTCTGTTAATGTTATTGCAGATATATCGCTTCTTGTTTCTGCTGCACTTCTTCCCTCTAATCCATTTGCTGTAAATCTTGCAAAGTCATCATCAGCAACACTTGCATGATCTATCTTTACAGCATTTGTATTAGCTATGCCAAAGGTTAACGATGCCTGACCACCAATATCTGATAGCACCTCACTTGCTGACCTGCCTTCGATAGAAGTTCCTGCAACTCTAAGAAAATCATCATCTGCTACACCACTAGTAAATATAGGTATGTTAGTA